GCACTAGTGCGTATGATCTTCCCTGAAAGGATGCTGACCTCTGCAAAGATCACCATTGGTTCAGGCTTGGGGCGATAGTCGAATGCGGAAAAATCCCACGATGGGCGCACGTCATCAACATAAACCGCGCAGCAAGCTCTAGTGAGGAAGTTGTCCGCGCTATTCGACGTTACGAAAATGGCTTGGGCAGGACTTGACTTGTTTAGCCTAAAAACAAACATTCGCGTCGAGTTCGAGATAGCCACAGCCGGTACTTGGATATGGTCTGTATCAACGTGGGACGGTGGCGACGTTTGGGGAGGCTCAACTTCAACCGTTGCCTGGACTGACCTACTTTGCGAAACTTTTGAAATAAGCATTGAACGTGGTTGCAATGTTGACTCTGGCATTCTCGTAAACCCGAGCCAGAATCAAACAACTATTCGTATGCAATCGGTCGACTATGATCCGTTCGTGAATGGCACCATTCATGCAGGTACACCAGTGCGTATCACCATTGAGCCAGACCCAGTAAACGACCCTGGCACTTGGCAAGAAATCTATGTTGGTAAAGTTCAATCGTTCCAGACAAGCTACAACGCTCAAGGACTAAACAACATCGAGTTTGTGGCCGTCGATGAAATGACCGCATTTCTAAACACACCATTAGACACGTTTACCATTGCTGCAGGCGATACAACCGCAGACATTATCGACCAGCTTGTTTACGCCTATTGGCAAGGTGACATTTACCTTGACACCAATTTCTTGACTACCCTTGAGGCAACAACTTACACAAACACAACTGTGGGCGAAGTTATCAAAGACGTACTCAACTCGGAACTTGGTTACCTTTACGTGGCACAAAATGGCGAAATCAACTACATTTCGCACGTGACTTTTGACCAAATAGTCAACACTGGCCCGGCATACTTTTTTGAGTCAACGCACTCCACCGACCCCGGTCACATTTGCATGAGTGATCTAGTGATGGACGCAAACAGCAACAACTTGCCAAACCAAATAGTGGCGACAAACTCAACCTTGGAACTAACCGCTACAAACATTGACGCACTAACCCTTTATGGCCCACTCTCGTTCACTGTGCCAACAATCGTCGAGGATGCAACCCAGCTGCAAACCGTTCTTGACGCAATCACTTTGAATGTTCGCCTACGTCGAGCTCGAGCACTAACTTTTCAACCCATCGAGCGCAGCGGCGACTTCCGCTCCTGGCACTTAGCCGACCGACTTTTCAACTGTGTAAACGTGTCCTACGACTTGGGCGGACTTACACTTGATGAGAACTACATTGTGACAAAACAAATCGACATTATTACCCCTAACTCATGGGACACGACTTTAGAGTTGTGGAGAGGAATCTAAATGCCATTCAAAACATTTCTGGCTGGCACTGAGGGCTTAGCCAGCGACATTAACACCTACCTGATGGAACAGTCCGTCATGGTGTTCACTAACGCCGCAGCTCGAGACGCAGACCTACCAACCCCAAACGAGGGAATGGTCGTTTACTTGACCGGGAGCGACCACTTTCAGGTTTACAACGGCTCGGCTTGGGTTACGTTTGACATCGGTTGGAATGCATGGACACCAACCTTCACCAACTTGACTCAAGGCACTGGCGCAACGACTTCAGCATTCTATTCACGCATCGGTAAAACCGTTGTCGCACAGGTTTACGTCACGATGGGAACAACCCCCACAGTTGGCGGTCAGTTCTCAATCTCATTACCGGTCGACCACGCAAACTCAAACCGTTCAGGTTCAATCGGTACTTGCGTAATGCGCGACGCCGGTGCTGGTGTTTCGTATCTAGGTTCAGTATTCGCGACAAGCTCAGCACCATCAGTTGCACGTATGCAAACCATCGGTGTCTCTGGTTCGACCGCGACGCTATCGTCACAGACCGCGACTAACCCGTTCACTTGGGCAACAACCGCTGGCAGCTACTTTCAGTTCACGATCATGTATCAAGGAGTCTAAGAATGTTCATCTGTGAAAAGCCCGAGTGCCCTAACGTGGGCATCGTTTATGACTTTGGCGACGACACTCCCGTTCGCGCCGAATGCGGCGGTTGCAAAACCGTTCTACTACCAAAACCAAAGGAGAAGTAAATGGGAAACGTTGACAGCCAGCCATGGCCATCACCAGCCGAACCAAAGCCAGCCAAAGCACCAAAGGCTGAGCCAGCCCCAGAAGCAGAGTAATGTCTGCCGAACTGCCACGCCCGACCACACCCACGCTCCTGGCACACATCGACAACCGCCTAGCGGTCATTGAAGCGCGCCTTGAGATTGTGGCCGACCATGAGTCGCGCATTCGCGAGCTCGAGAAGGCACGTTGGCAGTCCGCATGGATCACTAGCATTTCAACAGCGGTAGCGGTGGCTGTAATCGTGTCACTGATCTCGAGAGCAGTCTGATGGCGCAATACATCGAACCATTTGCAGCATCGACTCGCGGTGACGGCTTCAACAACCTGGCACCGTATCGCGAGGGCAGACCACACCGAGGTCAAGACTGGGCACCAAAGGCTGGCTCGGTCATTCCAGCAATCACTAACGGCGCAATCAAAACTAATGATTGGTCTGACGGTTTAGGTTGGTTCATCATTCAGTCGACCGCCGATGGCTTGTTTGTTTTGTACGCGCACCTGCTCGAGAAGCCGAACCTGGCGATTGGTCACTACGTTCATGCTGGCGACCCAGTCGGCAAGGTCGGGTCAACTGGGCGTTTCAGTACCGGGCCACACCTACATCTCAGCATCGCCTCGAGCAAGAACGTGCACCTATGCCCACACGACAAGCTCGTTGATCCACTGAAACACATTGCAGCGAACCCAGCCCCAAAAAGGCAGCACCGAAAGGCAAAAAGAAATGAAATTTGACGCAGAGACTCGCCTATGGATTTACCGCGTAGTTGGCACAATCGTTCCACTACTCGTTACAATCGGAATCACAACCGAGGGCATCGCAGGCCACATCATGAACATTGTGGCGGCTATACTCTCAATCGGTGGCGCAACATTGGCTGCCAAAAACATAAATAAATAAACACGCAAGAATCGGAGAACAAAATGGCTTTTGCCAAAGATTACGTCGACGTTGCCACACGCATCCGCGACTTCAAAAACGATTACCCGACCGGCTCACTTCAGCAAGTGCGCGTCGAGTTTCACACGATCGGCGAGCAGACGTTTGTTCTGTATGTTGCCGCCTGTTACCGAACTCCTGACGATGAGAGACCGGGCATCGGCTCGGCTTGGGAACCAGTACCTGGCAAAACTCCGTACACCAAAGACTCGGAACTTATGGTTGCTGAGACTTCGGCTTGGGGACGTGCCATTGTTGCAGCTACAGGCGCAGAAACCAAAAACAACGGCAAGATTGCTAGTGCCGATGAAGTGAATGCCCGCCAGAAGCCACAGGAGCCCTCTACAGGCGATTGGATAGCCCGAGCGAATGAACTGTCATTTACCCTCGACAAAGACGGTCTACGAGCCTTGTACGCCTCCGCAGTAAAAGCCAAGGCTGCACCAGACATCCTCGACATGATCAAGTCAATAGGCGAAGCCCTATAAAATAAAAGCCCCTGACGCGGAATCGGAGAACGCGCCAGAGGCAAGTCCACTCTAACAGAATCGAGAACATAATGAGCAAAGAAGCCATGTCGGCTGTGCTCCACCATTCCAAGGCTTCACCGCACGCCAAGCTCGTGCTTATGGCCATCGCTTATCACGAAAACGACACCGGTGCGTGGATGAGTCAAGCCACCCTGGCACGCTTATGCAACATGAGTGAACGCACTGTGCGTCGGCATGTCGCAGAGCTGCGCGATCTGTTCGAGATTGACGTTCTGCCAGGAGAAGGCGCAGGGTCTGGTGCCAGAATGACTAACCGCTACTTCATCGTGCTGGACTGTCCAGAGACTTGCGACCGGTCATTCACACACAAAGAGAGTTCCGCCGAGGTCATTGCTTTGACCGCATCTCGTCGGGAGCAATACAGGTCAAAACAGGTAGCAATAGAGGTCAAAACTGGTCGCAATACAGGTCAAAATGTGCAGCAATACAGGTCAGTACTGTCCTCCAATTAAGTAATTAACTTAAATAACTTAAAAGAACCATATAGAGAAAACGGAAAAACAATCATGGCAAAAGTAAACATCTCAGGCACAGTCGCTGGAGTTCACAAAGAACGCATCGTCTCACTTTGGGAAACCTTCGACGTTCAAGGTCGAGTCGCATATCGCAAATGGACAATCTGGTTCGACCAGTCACCAGACCTCGAGAAGGACGACTGGATTGAAGTCACCGGTGACCTAGGCTCCAAGATCGGCACTTACGAAAAAGAAGGCGAAGTCAAAACTGTTGTCGAGCACTCAGTCAACTCACCATTTCTTGTTCAAGTCAAAAAAGACCGCGACACTGAAGGCCCACTCGGTGGCCGTCTAACCGCAGCTGAAAAGAACGCACAGTTCGACACGAGCGAAGCCCCGTTCTAAATGGCGCAACTGCTGCACTGGTTCGTTGAGGGCATCCTTATTCCCCAGGGGAGCAAAACTGCCATGGTTGTCAATGGTCGAGCAGTCATGTTTGAAGCCAACAAGA